ATAAGCCAGTCATTCCCATCGGAACACCAGTAATATTGCCTGAAACTGACACGGAAAAGATCAGCGTGGCAAGTGACACTATACAACTTTGGAGCTGATATGCACGACACACCATCAAGAGCATCTTACATATCAGGATTATTTGCCTTCTTCATCGGACGCATTGCGGATATGTTTTCAAATGTAAATTGGGCTGACGTAGCATCAGCAACAGGTATTGTGATCGGCGTCGCAACATTCCTTGTCAATTGGTATTACAAGAAAAAAGATTTTGAATTAAAAGAAAAAGAATTAAACCAACGGAGCCATCACCATGATTAAACGAACCGCGAAATATGTCTGCGCCGTCACGGCTGTTGTTGGGCTTGTTATTGCCACGCACGGAAATGAAATTCGAACATCAGAAAAAGGCTTATTGTTGATTGGCAATGCCGAAGGTTGCATGCAAAAACCCTATCAATGCCCCGCTGATGTTTTAACAGTCGGCATTGGCACAACGGATGCAGTAGAACGAATTAATCGAAATAAAATTTACACCTTGCAAGAAGTGGCCGAATTATACACGAAAGGCATTAAACAAGCCGAAAAGTGTGTGAATACCTATGCCAACGGGCAAGCCATGCCACAAGGGGGATTTGATGCATTGACATCAATTACATTCAATGTTGGATGTGGTCGATTAAAAAACAGCATACTTTTTAAAATGGCACGGAAGGGATACAGCAAAGGAATGTGCGGTCAATTTGAACGATGGATTTACGCAGACGGAAAACCACTGAAAGGCTTAATTGAAAGACGACAAAAGGAGACAGCATTATGTTTGGGTTCTTAACGAAAAAAGAAAAATACATTTTATTGGTTGGTCCACTCATGCTTATAGCAATTATCCTGTTCCAAGGGTGGCAAGCTAACCACTGGCGAGCCGAAGCCGCCAAAGAAGAACAATTAAAANCACTTAAAAAACACCAAGATTGGGCTGACACTTTTATCCCTGATGATGTTAGCGGCGTGTTCAACAGCACCGAAAGTCATTAAACAGCCAATTCTATGCCCTCAAGTTGCAGAATGTACACCATTTGCCGCCACAATTAAAACAA